TTTCAACAGAAATAATACTTGCAAATTGATTTGCTGGGCTATCAACTAATGACAATTCATAAAGGTCATAATCTTTAATAATGCGAATTGACTTATCTAAATCTGCATTATAAGCATCGTCCCAAACCTTTATATTGCCACCAATAGAAAAACCACTATATGTGCCATCTAGGACCTTTTCCCAGGCATCTTGTGCACCCTTTGAAACGTATGCAGATACATAAACTCCGTTATAAAACTTCTTTGAATTTGGGTCAAAATATCTATCTTCTTTAAATGAGATCATCTTTCCTACTGCTGATGGCTGATGCATTTCTCTTAGGTTACCCTTGAAATTTTTAAATGCCTGAACACTTGCTTCTGCTGTAACAATGTCATCTTGCTTGTCAATATTATCCAGAGATGCAAAACCAGAGACCATACGGCGTTCTACATCTACCTTGCCAATAGGCATTGACAGACGTAGGCTATCCTTGTCTGTTGTCCAATTTGCCTTGTTTATTATCATATCAGAGTCCATTATACCAAATGTTTTATTAGATTTCTCAATTATTGAGATGATCTACCCTCACCCGCAGGATTGCGTCCAGCAACTGTGCTTGGAGAGTCAGAATTATTATTTGTTCTTTCTGTATCTCTTGCTCTATTGCCAGAAAGATTTGCAGCAGCATCAGTTGCCTGCCTTGGAGTCATTACAAATGGATCATCACCATCTTTGCGTTGTGGCAAATCAAGAGCCTGACGAGCCTCATTTGGCATCATAATCTGAGTCTTAACAAGTCTTTCAAGAATCTGAGATTGAGCAATTTCATCTGTCAAAGTCAGTTCATTAAACTTAAGTTCAAGGACATCTGTCTTTTCTTTAATAATCTTATTAACGACTTTCTCTAAATGATGTTGTGCTGGTCTAGCAACCTGCTCTTTAAATGTACGATCTTGAGAAAGTGCTGCTGCCAAACCAGACTCTGAACCACCAAGTTTAGAGATAGGTACTTGATGGGCAATTAAAATGTCATCACGGTTTTGTTTACGGTATTCCTTGAATGATCCATCCTGAATACCGTTTTCAATTGGCTCCATTTTAAACTCAACCTTATTTTGGTCTGTGTCTCCAGGAAGCGGAATATACAAGGTTCTGTGAGACTGTGACTTAAGACCAGTCTGTAAAAATCTAAACATTTTATCTTCTGCATCTCCAGAAAGTTTTGCACCTTTTAGAGTAATGATATATCGTGGTACAGCCTTGTTTTCAAAATAATCAATGTTGTATCTTGATGCTAGTTGGTCTCCAATTAGCGATGGCATTGCAGAAACAATGTCTGGAATACCGTAGTAAGTATTTAATGGAGAGTATGATTTAATATGAATAATTTCATTTGCACGACCATCTGATGTTACTGGGTTTGGATTGGTTGCCCCAAAATTTCTAAAGTAAACAACAGCCTGACCAATAATCTGAAGGTATCCATCGTTAAGTCTACGAACACGAACAGTCGTTGCTGGAATGTGACCCATGTAACCTATGTCGCCCTTAAGTGTTCTACCTACTTCAATAAAACCGTTACCTGTTGCCTCAACATCGGTATAAACCTTTTCCATGATTTTTGTAAAACTATCATCATCGTTTAGGTTTTCTAGCCAATCACGAAGTTCAATCTTTGCTCTTTCAATTCTGCTTCTTGCTCTTGCAGTTGCGCCTTCATCTTCTGAAGTTTCTAGTCTTAGAGCAGTTCTATCTGTAACATCAAACCTATAACCAAGACCTACAATGTTTTCTACCTTTGCATCAATAGCAGCGTGGTTTGAAAAACATGTGTCATAAAAATTTGCTAGTTCATACATATTGTATGGCGGTGTAATTACATCAAATAGACCGTATCCATTTCGATATACAGTTCCAGGATTAAGAGCCTTGGATCCAGCATCGTCTACTCCAGCAGGTACTGCGTTTGCAGAGTCAAGATATGCTGCTGTTGGAGATACGGCTTTGCTAATTTGTCTTACTATGCGACGTCGAAAGTTTTGATCTAGACCTGTGTACTCTTTAAGTTCTTCCCAATTTTTATTAAATGGGTCACTTGACTTAAATTCATTATCTTTTTCTTCTTGAGTATTTAGGCTTGCTCTAACATACTGGAAGTTATCATCATCATTAGTCACTTTCGTACGCATCCCTTCCGTGTGTCTTTAATGTCTTTTGTGCATCTGCAATGGCTCCCAAATCATTAACATTTGGAATTAAACCTTGGATCATTCTATCTTTTTGTTCTGAATATTCTTCTTCAGATACCCTGGTTAATCCAGGAACAAAGTGGGCTGTTCCTTCTCCATCGTCACCATTAAATACTGCAGCCCTTTTAAGTTCTGCAATTTTTGAAATGTCACCTTTTTGAGCAGGAATGTTTAATACAGAACCAGTTCCATCAGTGAACCATTTACCATTTGACTTTTTGTATACGTATAGGCCCCAGTCATAATGCTTATCAATGACCTTGCGGCGTACATTTTCGACAATAGGCTTGCCAGTTTTTGGGCTAAATAGAGAATCCATAACCACAAGTATAGCAGATTATACTGGTGTGCCTACCGATACTGACCAACTAGTGTCATTATAGACTCTCATCTTGTCGGCATCAAACACCATACCTTCTTCGTCATCAATGATAATCTTATTAGTTCCCATGTAATTACTATAAACATCCTGTGCATTTACTCCATATAGAGGAGAGGAAGATGCAGACAAGACTTCATCCCAAGTATAGTTATTTAGCCAGTATGACCAACTATAGTCTATGGCCCCATCCTGCTTGACCTTATTCCAGGGTCTGTTAATCTTTGACTGTAATTGCTGAAGATTGTTTGCCTGATAATATGAAATATTATTAAAAATTGCTGGACCCTTTAAATTTATAGAGCCTAAGAAGAAGTCAAAGTTTAAGTCTGTTGTAAAATTAACTCCTAGAACAGACCACTCTTTAACTGTTAAGACTGGTTCACGAACAGATTTTCCATTTATAAAATATGCGATTTCATTAAAGTTAGAATTATCTTTTTTATTCTTTGCATAAACAACTCCTCTTTTTCCAAATTTATCGTTTGCAACAGCATAAAATACAATTGTGTTATTTTTATGTTCAACTTCAAACAAGACTATTGGGCTTAGTGGAAAGGCTCTTTGTTCATATTTAATCCATGACTGGAATGCGCTTACTCTGTAATTTTCTGCAACAGACTGATTTACTGGCATAGAAATACCACGATCTTCATTTAAGTCAAAGTCTCCACGAACTTCAATTCCAGATGTACGATTTGTATATAGGTACGGAGTGCTTCCCTTATAAATGCTAAATGGGTTCTTTGATTTATAGTCATAGTAAAGTCCAGACCTCTTATATGGGAAAAGATCAGAACCAAATCTTGTTCCAATTGGATTAAACGAGTTATCGTTAAGCGATTGAGAAGCAATCTCTAATTTTTTTAATGTAACTGGTTTTTTAATTATTCCACGAACATTAAAGTCAATACTATAAACAACTGCTAGTTCATTAAAATCTATATCTTTTCTTGGATAAACAAGTGTATTATCAATAATTTCAAATTTTGTATTTTGCCAAGATGGGTAGTCTGATACATCAAGAACAGAGCCATCTTGTGGGGATACAGTATTTGTAAAGTAAGTTGATAAAGCATTTGCACCTTCATCTACATACTGGAAAGTCACATAACTTCTAATTGATTCGTTTTCCGTATTATATTCATAATACTTTAAAGAATTTTCTGACATATCTCCATAGTTTTGCCATCCAGTAAATAGGATGTCTTGCAGTTGGCTATATGTTCTTCTAATTGGAGTCTTATAAGTATTCATCAAGTCTTCATATGTTATATTTTGTCCTGATGTTGATTCTAGTAAAGTGTTTGGTGATGGATACCCCAAATTAAACTGCAAGAAGTCAAGATCATAGAAAGAATTTCCAACATCATTTTGAATGTATTGACCAAAATAAGATAGGGGCAAGTAGTCTTCCCAGTGGCCAGAAATGCCAATATCTAAAAACAAACTGCCATAAGAATATGTTGGCAGAAGCGTGTAACTTGCTAGATGCTCTAAAAGAATTATCGCAATTGGTTTTGCTGTTCCACCATCATATGTAGAAGACAAGACATGGGTATTATAAAATCCTGCATCAACTAAGTCTGCTTCTGCATTATATAATCCTGCATCTATAAGACCAACGATTGTTGGATCATTTTCATTAACAATTACTCCGTATGAATTAAAGAGATCAGATATTGCATTTAAGTTTGATTTTGTTGAAAACCCAACTGAATAAATATACCCATTAAAGGTTTTGTTTCCTTCATTATCTCCTCCAACATATAGGCTTAGAGAGTTCTGATTACCAAAAAATGTTGAAAGATTTCCACCAAAGGAACTAACCAGTGTTTCAATGTTAAATCCTGCAGCAAAGGGTTCATCTAAAATAATATTTTCTGTTCGGTAAATCTCTTCTTCGATTCCTCCATAAGTTAAGGAGTATACAGTCTCAAGTCCGTCAACTTTAACTACAAAATAGTTTCCAGTACTTTGACTATAAACTTTAAACAATATCTTTTCTTCTTGATCTGTTCCGCTTCCTTCGTTAGATATTTCAAAAACTCCATAAAGGGATGCTACTTGATCGTTTAAAACATTAAAGTTTGTAAAGTATAGATATGCTCCTTGACTATCCCAAGTTGAGTCAGGGTTAAGAGATATGAATCTGGCATCTGTTCCAATGTTTGAACTGGTAAGATTTTCAAATAAAGAATTAGAGTCATCGTATAAGTCTTGCAATGTTTTTGTTCCTGTAAATATTGTTGGCAATGCGTAGTCTGGTGTTTTTAAATACTTTTCTGTAGTTGCTAAATTATCAAGGCTTCCCTGTTGCCATTGTGCAAAACTTGGATAATTATAGTTAGCAGTATAGTCTGCAAACGTATAGTCAATTGCAGCAGATGTTCCTGAATATGCAGAGTCAATTGATTCTGATGATCCAACTCCTTGACCATATACCCATCTTCTTTTTGCAACAACGTCTGGAACACGATAAGAGTAAATAGCAAAACAATCAATTTCAATTGGTGTAACATCTTCGTAAGAATAGAACCCAACCCAGTCTTCATCAACTCCATCTGCAAGGTTTATAGAAGCAGTAGTAAAATCTAAAGAAATAACCTGCTCTCCATTTATCATAACAGTTGCATTATTGTTAACTACTGTGATGTGGACTAGCATTGGTCTAAACCACTCAGCAACAAAATGAGAACTAAAATTTCCACCAATTAAAAGTGTCAAAAAACCGTCTTCTACATATAGCCCATCAGTGCTGCTAATTGGACCAAATATTTTTTTAGACGTAGTAGATTCTGAATTTATTCTTGTCCAAAACTCAACAGTGTAGTTATTGTATCTTCCAACTTCATG